AGAAGTAAAGTAAGATGAACTCTATTATAAGAAAGATAAGTATAGGCGCGGACTATAAAAATGAAGCTATGCACTATTCTGTAGGGCAGCAAGTTTATGGAGGTCATGAGATTTCTCATATCTTGTTTAATAGCAAAGAAAATTCTTATAATGTTCATATAAAAAAAGGCGATGAGGTATTGCCCTGGAAGAAGTTTAATTCTAACATGGCAATATCCATTGAATATGATTTAGAATATTAATGAGAGCTTTATATGATTTTATTATAAAACCTTTAGGGGAAACTTATGATAATAAAATTAAAATTGAAGAAGCAGAACTAATATTAAATACCAAAATAGAGAGTTTTAAATTTGTTAATAATTTAGCTATAGTTGTTGAAATCCCTTTAGAGATTGAAACTTCTATTAAAAAAGGTGATACTATTTTAATACATCATAATGTGTTTAGAACTTTTTATGATATGAAAGGTATTAAAAAGAAATCCAGATCTTTTTTCAAAGATGATTTATATTTTTGTGCACTTGATCAAGTGTATTTATATAAAAGAAAAGACAAATGGGAATCTATTAATGAAAGATGCTTTATTCAGCCTTTAAAAAATAATAACACATTAACAACCGAAAAAGAACAAAGACTTATTGGAGTATTAAAAATAGGTAATAGTTCATTAGAAGCGCTAGGAATACACGAAGGAGACACAGTGGGCTATACCCCATATGGGGAATATGACTTTATAGTAAATGAGAAGCGTTTATATTGTATGAAATCAAATGATATTGTTATAAAGTATGGATACAAAGAAAACCAAACTGAGTATAATCCAAGCTGGGCAAATAGCTGTTGAAGAGTTAATCAAAGTAGCTAGAGAACCTATTGTGGATTCTAATATGGATATTTCCGCAGATAGGCTTAAAAATGCTGCAGCTACTAAAAAGCTAGCTATATTTGATGCTTTTGAGATACTAACTAGAATCGAAGAAGAAAAAAATATATTAGAAGAAAAGCCTAAAGTAGAAGAAAAGAAACACAATAAATTTAAAGGTTTTGCAGAAGGGAGGTCTAAATAATGGATGAGCCGGTATTGATGAAAATATTACCTAATCATATTGATCCTAAAGTTTTAAGGAGAAATAATAGATATAAGAAATGGAAATATGGTTATGATGAAGATCATGATATTATATATATAGGGAAAACTGGTGAAATAGGGGATGTATATGAAATACAAAATTTAAAAATTGCATTACCAAAACAACCCAAAGATATAATAAAATTTAAGAATGATACCTGGGAACGTACTCTTATCCCAAAAGTTTTAAATAAAATCAAAACTATTTTTGACTGGGAACAATACCCTGATGATTTTAAAGAAAAATGGTATGATTATATTGACGAAGAATTTAATAAAAGAGAACAAGGATTTTGGTTTTATAATAAAAGCAAACCTATTTATATTACTGGTACTCACTATATGTACCTGCAGTGGAGTAAGATTGATGTTGGGCCACCAGACTTTAGAGAAGCCAATAGATTATTCTTTATATTCTGGGAAGCTTGTAAAGCCGATGATAGGTGCTACGGAATTTGTTACCTTAAAAATCGTAGATCAGGATTCTCTTTTATGGGATCTGGAGAAGTAATTAATTTAGCAACAATATCAAGTGATTCCAGATATGGAATATTATCTAAAACTGGACAAGATGCTAAAACAATGTTTACCGATAAGGTTGTTCCTATATCAGTAAATTATCCTTTCTTTTTTAAACCGATTCAAGATGGTATGGATCGACCTAAAACAGAATTAGCATACAGAGTCCCAGCTTCTAAATTTACTAGAAGAAAGATTATAAGCGGAGAAATGGCAATTGATCTACAAGGTCTTGATACTACAATAGACTGGAAAAATACTGGAGACAATAGTTATGATGGTGAAAAATTAAAACTATTAGTACATGATGAATCTGGAAAATGGGAAAGACCAAATAACATATTAAATAACTGGAGAGTTACAAAAACTACATTAAGACTTGGTAGTAGAATTATTGGTAAGTGCATGATGGGGTCTACTAGCAACGCTTTAGACAAAGGAGGTAGTAATTTTAAAAAATTATATAATGATTCAGATGTTACAAAAAGAAATGCCAATGGGCAGACTCGCTCAGGACTCTATAGTTTGTTCATTCCTATGGAATGGAATTACGAAGGATACATTGATTCTTATGGATTACCTGTATTCATTAAACCAAAGGAAAAGACAACCGATACTCATGGGACACCAATAAGAATAGGTGTAGTTGAATATTGGCAGAATGAAGTAGATGGGTTAAAAGACGACCATGATGCTTTAAATGAATTTTATAGACAATTCCCACGGACTGAAGAACATGCGTTTAGAGATGAAGCTACATCCTCATTATTTAATTTAACCAAGATATATGAACAAATTGATTGGAATGCTGATGTTAGAAACAGTGGTTTAGTAACACAGGGGAATTTTCAGTGGGCAGATGGTGTAAAAGATACTAAAGTTGTTTTTGCCCCTAATAATAAAGGAAGATTTTTTGTTTCTTGGGTGCCCTCATATCATCTACAAAATAAAATAATAACCAAAAATGGATTTAAATATCCTGGTAATGAGCATATGGGAGCATTTGGATGTGATCCTTATGATATTTCAGGGACAGTTGATAAAAGAGGATCAAACGGATCATTACATGGTTTAACTAAATTTAGCATGGATAATCATCCTGCTAATCATTTTTTCTTAGAATATATAGCTAGACCTCCAACCGCAGAAATATTTTTTGAAGATGTATTAATGGCATGTATATTTTACAGTATGCCAATACTAGCAGAAAACAATAAACCAAGATTATTATATTATTTTAAAAGAAGAGGTTACAGAGGATATTCTATAAATAGACCAGATAAAATATATAATAAATTATCAGTAACAGAAAGAGAAATAGGCGGAATACCTAATTCAAGTGAAGATATTAAACAAGCACATGCGGCAGCAATAGAATCTTATATAGAAGACTATATAGGATTAAGGCAAGACGGTACACATGGGGATTTATATTTCCAAAGAACATTAGAAGATTGGGCTAAATTTAATATAAATAATAGAACATCTCATGATGCTTCTATAAGTTCTGGACTTGCTATTATGGCTTGTAACAAAAATAAATATAGGCCTAATCCTATAATTGATAAAAAAATTTATGATTTAGGGATTAAAAAATACACAAATACAGGAGTTACTTCAAAAATAATTGAATAAATGAAAATAAACACTAATTCTAATAGCGCTTTTCCAAGTCAGGTAGTACCAGATGCTGAAAAAGCTTCAATTGAATATGGTTCCCAAGTAGCGATGGCTATTGAGACTGAATGGTTTAATCAAGGCAGGACTAATGGTAATAGATATTTAACAAGTTGGAATAACTTTCATTATTTAAGACTATACGCCAGAGGAGAACAACCTGTACAAAAATATAAAGATGAATTAGCCATTAATGGAGATTTATCATATTTAAATTTAGATTGGAAACCAGTACCTGTTATTTCTAAATTTGTAGATATAGTTGTGAATGGTATATCTAATAAAGAATATGATATTAAAGCTTATTCTCAAGATCCTCAGTCAGTAAAACAAAGAACAGATTATGCTACTGCAATTGCTCAAGACATATATGCAGCAGATCTTATTCAACAAGCTAGAGAAAACTTAGGGGTTGATGTACAACAATCTAATCTATCTGCATTAGAATTACCTCAAACAAAAGAAGAGTTAGAACTTCATATGCAACTATCTTATAAACAAGCTATAGAAATTGCTGAAGAAGAAGCTATAACACAGACTTTAGCTAAAAATAAATGGGAGCTAACAAAACGTAGAATAAACCAAGATTTAGTAGTATGTGGAATTGCTTCTTGTAAAACAAATTTTAATAAATCAAATGGGATAACTGTAGATTACGTAGACCCATCTTATTTAGTTTATTCTTATACAGAAGATCCAAATTTTGAAGATATATATTATGTAGGTGAAGTTAAATCTATTACAATACCGGAACTTAAAAAACAATTTCCAGATATTTCAAATGATGAATTAGAAAGAATTCAAAAAATGCCTGGGAATAGACAATATATAACAGGATGGGGTAATTATGATAATAATACGGTTCAAGTATTATATTTTGAATATAAAACCTACATGAATCAAGTATTTAAATTAAAACATACAGAAAACGGATTAGATAAAATAATTCAAAAAACTGATGAATTTAATCCTCCACCCAGTGATAATTATAACAGGGTTTCTAGAAGTATAGAGGTATTGTATGAAGGGGTTAAAGTCTTAGGGACGAATACTGTTCTTAAATGGCAACTTGCTGAAAATATGACAAGGCCTTTAGCTGATACTACTAAGGTAGAAATGAATTATGGAATTTGTGCCCCTAGAATGTATAAAGGTAAAATTGAATCTTTAGTTAGCAAGATAACTGGTTTTGCTGATATGATCCAATTAACACATCTAAAAATGCAACAAGTGTTAGCTAGGATGGTACCAGATGGTGTATTCTTAGACATGGATGGCTTAGCAGAAGTTGATCTTGGTAATGGAACAAATTATAATCCAGCAGAAGCATTGAATATGTATTTCCAAACTGGTAGTATAGTTGGTAGGTCTTTAACTCAGGATGGTGATTTAAATAGAGGTAAAGTACCTATTCAAGAACTTAAATCTTCATCAGGAGGACAGAAATTAGGAGCATTAGTACAAACTTACCAATACTATTTACAGTTAATAAGAGATGTGACCGGATTAAATGAAGCTAGAGATGGTAGTATGCCTGATAAAGACGCCTTAGTAGGTTTACAAAAAATGGCCGCTAATGCATCTAATATTGCGACTAAACATATTAATCAAGCTAGTCAATTTATTGCATTAAGAATTTGTGAAAACATTTCTAAAAAAATAGTAGATGTATTAAGTTTCCCTTTAACCCATAATGCATTAATAGAAAGTATATCTTTATTTAATGCGCAGACATTGGCTGAAATATCTAATCTAAGTACGCATGATTTTGGTATTTATTTAGAATTAGAGCCTGAAGAAGAAGCCCAAGCATTATTAGAACAAAATATTCAAGTAGCTTTACAACAACAGGGTATTGATTTAGAAGATGCTATAGATATAAGACAAATAAAAAATCTTAAATTAGCAAATCAATTATTAAAGCAAAAGCGTAGACAAAAACAAGAGCGAGATCAAGCTCAACAACAACAATTAATACAGGCGCAGGCTGAAGCCAATACTAGATCCCAGCAAGAATTAGCAATGGCTGAGGTTCATAAACAACAAGCTTTAACTGAACAGAAAGTTAACATAGAGCAAGCAAAGTCTCAATTTGAAGTACAACGCATGCAAACAGAACTTGAAATAAAACAACAATTATTAGCTCAAGAATTCGAATACAATAAGCAATTAGCGCAAATTAAAGCTAATGTAGAATTGTCTAAAGAAAAAGATGTAGAAGATAGAAAAGACAAAAGAGTAAGAATACAAGGAACTCAACAGAGTGAATTGATTACACAAAGACAAAATGCTGGTCTTCCGCAAGACTTTGAACAAGGAGGAGGATTAGACATAAATTTAGGTGAATACCAGGGAGACTTAAATGAAGTAGTCCCACCTAATTAATTATTAATTTTATAATATTATATTATGCCAACAGAAGTAAGACAAGAAGGCAGCTTTAAGTTAAAGTCAAAGCCTCGAAAACCTAAAAATTTAGGAGAAGTAAAAAATGAACCTTTAAAAGTAGATCTTAATGATCCAGATGCACAAGGAAAAGTTGTGCCTGATAATGTAAAAGTAAAGGTTAAAACAGAAGATTTAAAAACACTAGGAGATGCCGTTCCAAAGCGACAAACAAGAAAATTACCTGAGGATAAACGAACCGGAGATATACAACAAGTGGATGAAGTTGTACGGACCAGCGAAAACGTGGAAGTACAAGAGCCCAAAGAAGCTGTTGAATCTTCAGAAAATCCAATTGAAGAAATAACCGAAGAGGTTAAAAAAGAGGAAGAGGTAGAAAAACCTAAAGAACAAACAGTAGAACAGCCAAAAGCCGAACCGGCTCCAGAAATTGTTTTACCTGAAAATATAGAAAAATTAGTTTCTTTTATGAAAGAAACTGGGGGTACTGTAGAAGATTATGTAGCATTAAATAAAGATTATTCTAAATTAAATGATACAAATGTTTTATATGAATTTTACTCCAAAACGAAACCACATCTTGACCAAGATGAAATTGCTTTTTTAATAGAAGATAATTTCAATTTTGATGAAGATGAGGATGAAGCAAGAACAATTAAAAAGAAAAAACTTGCTTTTAAAGAAGAGGTTGCGAAAGCCAAAGGCCATTTAGAAAGTTCTAAAGAAAAATATTACGACGAAATCAAGTTGAGACCCGGCGTAACTCAAGAACAACAAAAAGCCCTAGACTTTTTCGACCGCTACAATGCGCAGCAAGAAATAGCTACTAAACAGCATGAGGATTTTAGATCTAATACTAAAAATCTTTTTTCTAATGAATTCAAAGGTTTTGATTTCAATGTAGGGGAAAAGCAATTTAGATATAAAATTAATGATCCTGGTAAAGTAAGTGAAACTCAAATCGATGTTAACAACTTTGTTTCTAAATTTTTAGATAAAGATGGTAATATGATCGATGCGAATGGTTATCACAAAGCTATGTATGCTGCAATGAATACTGATAAAATTGCTCATCATTTTTATGAACAAGGAAAGGCCGATGGCATTAAAAATGTTATTGAAACTTCAAAAAACCCATCAACAGACGCACCGAGGCAAGTTGCCGATGGAAACGTTTTTATAGGCGGATTAAAAGTGAAATCAATTAGTGGATTAGATTCAACTAAATTAAAAATAAAAACACGAAAATTTAACTAATTAAAAATTATAAATTATGGCTTTAAGTCCTCAATTTGGCTCGATCGTACCGAGTCAATCACAATTGGCACTTCAAACCAACTATATTAACTTTGCTGGTGCAGCAGGGGTAAATTTTTCTCAACAATATTTACCTGAGCTTTATGAGCAAGAAGTTGAAAGATATGGCAATAGAACCTTATCTGGATTCTTAAGAATGGTTGGCGCAGAAATGCCTATGACAAGTGATCAAGTAGTCTGGTCCGAACAAAATAGACTACATATATCTTACGATAACTGTACAACTGCCTCAGGGGCGGGAACAATTACAATTCCTGTTACTGCTGCTGGTGCTGCTACACCTATCGTAAACGTTGTTTCCCCATCTGCAACAATTGTTGTTATGGATGATTTTGGAAATGAATGTAAATGTTTAGTTACTGCATCTGATACTGCCTTAGCTGGTGGTGGTGGTAATCCAGGACAACTTACTGTACAACCTTATACGGCTGCTACTTTAGTTCTTGCTGGTATCGCTGATAGCGCTAACAACAAAATATTCGTTTACGGTTCTGAATTCCAAAAAGGAACATCTACAGGTAACGCTGTAGTTGGAGCAAATGCTCTAGCACAAGTAAATAACCCTATGGTTAGCGTTGATCCTGCTTTTACTACATTTACTAATTCACCTATTATTATCCGAAGTACATATACTGTCAACGGTTCTGACACAGCTCAGATCGGTTGGGTAGAAGTTGCTACTGAAGATGGTACTGGTGGGTATCTATGGTTCTTAAAAGCTGAGTCTGAAACAAGACTTAGATTTGAAGATTACCTAGAAATGGCTGTAGTTGAAGGCGAATTAAACTCTGGTGGTGTTATAACTGCCAATATGCTTGGTACTGAAGGTTTATTCGCTGCTATCAATAATGGTGGTAATGTAGAAGTTGGATTTACAGCTGCGGCTGGAATCGATTCTTTTGATGCTATCCTTAAAAACCTTGATACTCAAGGGGCTATTGAAGAAAACATGTTATTCTTGAACAGAAATACTGCTCTTGATTTTGACGATATGTTAGCTTCTATCTCCTCAGGAGTAGCTGGTGGTGTTGCTTACGGGTTATTTGAAAACTCAGAAGAAATGGCTTTAAACTTAGGTTTTAGTGGTTTCAGAAGAGGTTCTTATGACTTCTATAAAACAGATTGGAAATACTTAAATGATGCTTCTACAAGAGGAGCAATGACTGGTCCTGCTTCTATTGAAGGAGTTTTAGTCCCTGCAGGTACTTCTACTGTTTATGATCAAATCTTAGGTACTAACATCCGAAGACCATTTTTACACGTTCGTTATAGAGCTTCACAGGCTGATGACAGACGTATGAAATCTTGGTTAACTGGTTCAGTTGGTGGTGCTTTCACTTCGTCTTTAGACGCAATGGAGGTTAACTTCTTATCTGAAAGATGTTTAGTTACTCAAGCTAGAAATAACTTTGTATTATTCAGAGGTATTTAATATTTATGTAATTGTTACCCTCGTTGTATTAACGGGGGTAATTATTACTTTTATAAACTATTTAATTATATTATATTATGATAAAAACAAAAGAAAAAAATGTTCCTTCTGTGGAAAAACATTGGGAAATAAAAGATAGACATTACTTTTTAACAGGTAATTATAAACCTTTAACATTAACTATTCCTTCTAGACATACTAGAAAACATCCTTTATTATGGTTTGATGAAGAGTTAAGTTCACAGAGAGAATTAAGATATGCTACAAACCAAGATTCAGTGTTTGTAGATGAACAAAAAGGTGAAGCAACAATGGGACATATTACATTTCATGACGGTGTAATGCACGTGCCAAAGCAACAACAGAATTTACAAAAGATACTTTCTTTATATCATCCTTTAAAAGGACTTAAATATAAAGAACATGACGCTGTTGAAGTTGCTAAAGATGAATTAATAGATTTAGAGTTAGAAATTATGGCTTTAAATGCTGCTAAAGCAATGGAAATTGAACATGCTGAAGCTATTCTAAGAGTAGAAAAAGGGACTAAGGTTAGCGAAATGGAATCTAAAGAAGTAAAAAGAGATATTTTATTATTTGCTAAAAGAAATCCTAGATTATTCATTGAATTAGCTCAGGACGATAATGTTCAATTAAGAAACTTTGGTATTAAAGCTACAGAGGCAAATATTATATATTTAGCCCAAGATCAACGTAGCTTCCATTGGACTACTAATGACAAGAAACTGATGACAATTCCATTTGATGAAAATCCATATGCTGCTTTTGCTGCATATTTAAAAACTGATGAAGGGGTAGAGGTTTATAAGTCTATTCAAAAGAAAATGAAATAATAAATACTAATAATGAGTAGTCACTTCGGTGGCTACTTTGTTATTAACATAATACAAATAACATGGCGATAAACGTAGATAAGGTTTATAAAACAGTCTTATTGATATTTAATAAAGAACAAAGAGGTTATTTAACTCCATATGAGTTTAATAAAATAGCAACTCAAGTTCAATTAGAAATATTTGAAACCTATTTTGAAACACTAAATCAACAACTGCGTGTACCTCAAAACGAAAGTGAATATGGAGATCGTTATAAAACTGTAGAAGAAAAATTAGATATTTTTAAAACTACAGGAACTGCTACCTATGTCAATCCCGCAACGGGGGAAGACTATTTTGATATCCCATCTACTTCGGGTGCTGTAACACTAACACAATTATTTTCTAGTGTTTCACTTCAATTAGTATATCCATTAACAACAATAACGCAAGCACAAGTTAATTCAGGTGTTGTAGAAGTTACTAATGCCGGTGTTGCTTTAACACCAGCTGTAGACTATACTATTACAGGCGGAAGTTTGAATTTGGTTACGTCTATTGCTACAGGTGCGGTAAATAATATTCAAATTAATGTAACACCAGAAGATTTTTACAAATTAGGTACAGTATTTTATAAAACTGATAAAGAAATTCAAGCAGTTCAAAGAAATGAATTGGCTCAAATGAATATGTCTACTATTACTAAGCCTAGCAACTTTTTCCCGGTATATGTATATGAGAATAGAAGAATAATAATATATCCACAAACTATAACATCAGAGGTAACATTATCTTATTTGAGACAACCAGCAGATGTAATATGGGATTTTACTTCTGGAGCGTCTAGTCAATATATATATAATGGAGTTACATCGGTAGATTTTGAATTAGATATATCTGAAACAACTATAGTTATATTAGAAATATTAAAGTACGCTGGGGTAACTATTAAAGATCCTTCAGTCGTACAAGCAGCTGGACAAGAATTAGCTGCTAATGAAATAAACGAAAAACAATAATAAATTATGGCTAGTGTAGTACAACCACCAAACAATGGATTAATAACTGAGACTGCTCAGCAGTATTACGCAGGTGCTCAAGGATTTAGAGGCGATGGTGTTAAAGTGGCCTTTACAACTACATTTAATACAGACTTGTATTTAGGTAGTTGGGATCCTACTAATGTTGATTATTCTTTAAATAACTTTAAAATTTATACTAGCGTAAGTGGAACTCAAGGATCTTATTCTGAATATTTAACTACATTTATCTTAGCAAATAATATTATAACATTCCCAGCAGCTGCTATACCTGCTAATGGATTATATATAGTAGTTCAATTAACTATTTTAAGTGGTGGTAAATATGGAACAACAGAAGGGGAAAAAGCTTATGGGGAAACTGTAGAAGATAATTATGGAGGGTATCAATATGTTAAACTAAATGATGTAGTTAATAACTTTTTAGTAGGATATGTTGGTCAAAACAAATTATTACCTAATGCAAAAAGAACTGATATTATA